TGGCTGCATTGCAGGCATACGAGAAGGAATCGTCGCGAGATTTGAAAACCGTTGTGAAATCAACAGCAATAGATGTTGCGTTTAAAGCCAATCAATCAGCAACGGCAGCAAAGAAATCGTCGATTCCCAATCTGAAAACCGGGCTTTTTAACGCGCTGGCAGCAAAGGCCGGATTTACTCGCGGCAATGGCAACCAAAGGGAGGCCCAACGCCTTTATAATCGCCGCATCTCCGCGATCAAATACAGCAAATCGCTGTTTCTGAAAATGGCGCAGGATCTTGGCGCAAAGGTCGCATCGCTTCGCAAGAAGATCGAAAACGCAGGAGCGGAGGACAAAGGCACGATTTTGATTCCGGCCATTGAACTTACGATTGAAGGCGTTGACATGGACCACGCGAGCAAAGTCCTCGCGCCAGCATTGCAGGAGGGCGTCAATAAAAGCGCGGCTAAGATGCGCCAGCGAATCGCGGACAAGATCGCCAAACGCGCCCAAGCTCACTCAGGCAAAAGACGGTAATGCAACGGTTTTCGATCAAACAGCTTTCCTCGATGTTTCGCACCAACCGCGAGACGGTCGAAAAACGCGCATCGCACCTGGGGCTGAAATACGAGGATGGGGACAACGGCGCAAAACTCTACGACATCTTTGAGATCGCCCAGCTTCGCCCTCCACCAGCTCGCAGTGAGGGCGCAATGTCCTTGGAGGAGGCGAGGACGCGAGAGGCTACAGCACGCGCAGAGGGGCTGGAGATGGACAATGCGCGAAAGCGCCGGGAGCTTGCCAACGTGGACGAGCTAATGGCCGCTCAGAACGTCCTCTTCGACGAGATCGCCGCAATGATCAAGAAATCGAAAATGACCGACGCCGAAAAGGAGGATTGTCTGAGCGTGATTTCCTCCGTTCCTCGAAAATGTTGGGGCGAGCTTTAAACGTTACCGGGAGGAGCCGGCGCTTTCCCAATTGCCGTAGATAGCCCTGCTGCTTCCAACTTGGCGTTGTCCGCCTCATTCTCGGCAATAATCTTGTCAATGTTCAACCCGCGATCTTTCGCCGCACGCTCTCTGGAATTGAGTGACAAAGCAATTTCTCGCTCAATAGCCTCAATGTCGCCGACCGGATCGACCCATGTCCAAGTCCTGCCGGAAAACTCGACGTGGGAGAGGCGGTCGAAATCAAGGAGGGTATAGCCCTCAATCCTACCCATCAAGAGCGCCATTCGGAGCAAACGCTCGAAAAGCGGAATCTCGAAAGTGTCGATGAACCACGAATGGAGAATCTTGTAAATGTCGCGCTCTGAAAGCACGCCCTGCCGGATGGACGAATAAGAAACGCCCTCCAAGTCCTGCGCCCAAGTGTTGTAATTGACGTAGATGCCGGGGGACACGCCGCGCAGAATGGCCTTTCGGAAATCAGGCATTGCGCTGTTCGGATGCGCCGGATCAATCATTTGGGCCTCGACGCCGTGGGGGAGCGTCTCAAACGTGCCTGGTGCGGAGGGCGCAATGGCTTTGCCGTCGTCGTCCTCATCGCCAGTATATTGGGCCTCGCCCGTCTGCTTGAAAAAGCCTAGCTTGTTGGCGCTGATACGGGCGGCGATGACCTCGGCCTCCTCAAACTTGGCAAGATGGCGAAGGCGAAGGAGCGCGTTGGCCAACCAAGAATAGCCTTGGCTCTGGTTGATCCGTCGAGCAAGGAAGGTGTGGATCATGTTGTCACCACCGACCGCGAACGTCTCGCGAGTGTAGCGACCGCTCTTCGGGTCCATCTTGCGCAAGTGATACCGAATCGGCTCATCCCACTCGTCGAACTCCACGCCCATGTAGATGCGAGCGGCATCGTTTCGGTGATGCGGATCGAGCGCGTCGATCTCGATGCCCTGCGCGGCAAAGCGGAAATCGTTTTTCGGAAAGCCCTCAATGGTGCGGGTCAAAAAGCCACCATCGCGAACGGCAGACCGTAGAGCGAGACGCTCGAAAGCAGCACGTGAAAACTGGCGTGTGACATCGAAATTGCCACGCCGTGAGAAATCCTCCCACGCCTCCTCGACCTTTGCTCTCGCGTTGTTGTCGGCGCTGTTTGACAATCCCTTTTTGCTCCTCGCATCCGCTCGACGGGCGAGCGATTTCATGCGGATACCATGCTGGCCGATGACGTTGGATTCCAAAGCCATTAACGCGCCCTCGATGTAGCCGTCATTCCTCTCAGAATCCCGCGCACGGTCGCGCAGTGATTTGGCATCCTGCTTGATCGCGTTGTCTGCTGGGCCTGTTCCTGCGACCCAATCGTTGGTGTATCGAGTGCCTTTGGCCGCGTCAAAATTGCGAGTGCGGATGGGCTTGTTGTTGGGGCCGTAGAGGAGAGGTTTCATTCAAATCGGGAGTAAATGGTGCGACCGTTGGAAAGGCCAGCGTCTGCGCGAGCCTTGGCAATCTCCGTGTCGAGATCGCGGCGGTATTTGGTCAAAAGCTCACGAGCGTCCATCAAGGAGATCTTGGTAATCGGCACGCCTCCGACCGTGTAAGTCTCAAGTCCTCGGCCTTCGTCGTCTGAGATTCGACCTTCAAGATGCGCCTCCAAAGCTTTGACCATCTTTCGTGCATGACTCGGCAGTGGGGCGCGATCCGGCGGGGCTTGAAGCGTAATATTGCCAATGGACTCAACCGACCGAATACCGGCCACCTCAAGCGTCAAGGCAACCACATAGATCCCGGCTGGCAGGTTGGCCGTCTTTTCGGGCGGATAGGTAGCGGTTGCCGTTGTATCAGATACGGACAGCGGAACCGTGACAACCTCGCCGGAATCAATGCTGCGAAAATGAGCGGATCCTGTAGCGCCTGACGTTACAGTTGCCGTAAATTCGATGGATTCGCCGCAGAATGCGCGGGAGGGTAAAGCTGCCATGTCGATGACTCGACAAAACAAAGCCGAAATTCAAGGGCTTTTGGTCAATCGCCGACGAAATCCAGAGTATATTCCCGCTCTTTACCTCGATCAGGAAGGTTCTTTGCTGCATATTCAGCATACTTTTTGGCAATCGTGGCAAAGGCAATGTCGAGCTTCTTGGCTGCGGCGATATTGTAAACGCGAACGTCGAGCGGTTCGTTCCGGTCGCGCTTGTCCTTTTTATCAAAGAACTCATAAAAGCTCCCGTCTTGTCCTTTCTTGAGCGTCACCTTTTCGATCAAGAGGCGCTGGAAATATTCGGGTGTATACCCATGGCCGCTGGGGAAATGCATGTAATTATGCGGGAACGCGGAAGATTTGCGATCTTGGCGGAGGGCCGCGTTCTGGTAGATCATGCTTTTGCATTCGTGAGTGCCGATCTCAAAGAACGTCCCGCGCTTTTCCCGCTTCGGCTGCGAGACAATCGGCTTGCCTAGGACGGTCGAGCCGAAGATCGCAAAGACTCCGCGAGCTTGCCTGACCTTGGTAAAGGCCAGAACCTGGGCCTGCCGGTATTTCGAGTCGATAAAGACGGAAGCAACTCGCAGCACCTTGCCGCACGGGTGGAGGAATTCCGTCTGAAGCAGCGCATCGAGCTTCTGCCACACTTCCGGCTCCATCGTGCCGCCGCTCAAAATGTGATACCCCAGACCCCACGTTTGACCGTTCGCACCGTGGCCGACAAACTCAAACTCCAAACGGTCTCCTTGAACGTCGCAACCTCCAGTGACGACAAGCACGCCGGCAGGAATCTTGAACTGGTTTTCCGTAACGCGCTCGAGGTAGTCGTAAGCCTCCTGAGCAAGGCCAACGGGATCCGGCATCTCTTCCTCGGGCGCCTGGTAAGTCTCGGCGTCAAAGGTGTTAATCAGGACGCGCTTGGCCTTTTCTCGATTGTCTGCCGCCTCGATCTTCAACTCCTCGACCGCAGCCCAGTGCAGATGACTCGCAAAGCCCTTTTGGGGAGGATGCGGCGACATCATCCGCGAACCGTGGAACCCTGCTATGCCATTAAACGGTCGCGTTGCCTGCCATCTGCCGTTCCGAATCATCTCCATCCGCTCCGCATCGGAGATTCGGCACTCGCTCTCGGGGCATTCAATCCACGCGTCCTCGGGCTTGTCGCGGTCATATTTGAGCTGGCGACGGTGCAGGACAAACTCCTTTGAGCAATGTGGGCAGGGTGCGATCCAGACTCGCCAATCGCTCTGGAGCATCAGCGCCTCGATTTTGCTTTTGCCCTTAACGGATGGGTAGCTCGCGGCGATCTTGATTGTGTCCGAATATTCGGAACCTCGGACCCAGAAGATCTCGAGCGGGTCGCCTTCGTCGCTCTCGGTCGATTCGATGGCGTCGATCTCGTCCGCGAAAAGAAAGTTTCCCTTCGCTCTTCGCATCTCACCTGGAGCGTTTGACCCGAAGGCATTCACAAGGCCACCGGGGAAGAGCTTGTGCAAAATCGTGTTCCCGCTTTTCCGCCTTCCAGAATCGTCGCCGATGAGCGAGGCAAGATCCGGCGTCGGATTGACCAGCTCTCCCATCAGCGTCTCCTTGCTCCACTTCTCGGTTTGAGAAATCGTTGGATACATGACCAGCACGCGTCGAGGAGCCTCGGCGATGCTATGGCCGATCTGATTCATTACCACCTCGGTCTTTCCCATCCGGCTGGCGAGCATGTAAACGGTCATCTGGACGCGCGGATCGTAGGGAGCCTCCATCATCTCGCGTTGATACGGGGCGAAATCAAAGCGAAAGCGTCTGCCGCCCTCCATGCGTCGGACCTTCTCGGACCATTCAGGCGCGGTCATGGTGCGCTGAAATCGGAACGCACGCTCTAAGTGCCTGAGAGTCCCTCGGTAATACCGATCAAGTGCCGCCTCATTCATGTTTCAAGCCGTCAAACAGGTTGACCGTGACTCAACAATACCGGAGCCAGCGTCACCAATTGCGAAAATTGCGTCTCCGTCCCGCGAGAGAAGGTCAACACCGCCGCAGTTGGCAGTGCCACGCTAGCCGCGTCCAGCAATCGCAGCACTTTGGAAGTGTCGAGCGTCATTGTCACGCCAATGGGACCAATAAACGTCTCGGAAACCGTAATCGCAGGATTCACGCCCACGGCAGTCCGCTTGATTTCAATCTTGATCGTCTCCCCGGTCGAATCTCTAGCCACCAAGAACTCTCCCGGCTCGATGTCCTCCAGAGCCGTCTCGATCTGATAGGTTGAAACGTCCGCCGAAAGCCACATCGTTCCGGTATCGGTCGCGGTGCGAATTTGAAACTTTCCGGCATCCGGCATCCTCGAAATGGTGATGCGGTCATTCTGCGCAACGCTAACGCTCCCGGTCGCCACGTTCGCCACGGTAACGGCGGCCTCGCTAATGTTGGCCGCGCTCGTTGCCGCTACCAACGTCTGGAGCGTGAGGTCAATCTCGACCGTCTCTACGTTAGAAGCACCGCCAGCGATCAGCGTAAGCGCGCGATTCGTCATTGTCCCGAAGGCCGAATGGGCAATCGTGAAGTCTGCTCTCGCTCCATTGCTGCGGAAAGTGACGGTAAAAAGGCCATCTTTTCCCGTCACATCGATACCGCCTGCCGAAACAATGGCAGAAAGGCGATTCAGCGCGAGGCCCAGCAAATGCGCGTCAATCCCGGCAGCGGGAAGCTCGACGGTGGACGCGCCCCAGGTGATCGACCAATCGCCAGACGCAATCGGAACGGGCTTTTCCAGCGCAAGCGACAAGCTCAACGTGTCACTGCTCGCAATCTCCAAATGATCCGCGATTAGCTCGACGCTGAGACTGTCGCCGGGGCGAATTGCATCAGGCAATCCCCGCACTTGACCTTTGTCGTCGTATCGCAATTTGAGCATGTCGGAGGACTCCACAAAACGCCGCGCAAAATCAAGTTGAAAATCCCCGTTGTTTTGTGGAGTCATCGACATGCCCGACTCTCCCGTCATCTCTGGCGTTGCCGATCTGCCGAAATTCTATTTTGCGGAGGGCGCACCGTTCCGATTGAGCCTTACTATCGGAGCGGAGTTTTCGATGACGGGTAAATTCGTGACCTTTGGAATGAGGGCGCGTTCCGGCACGGTCAGGCGCGTTTTCGGAACCGATTCCGGCGAGGCAAATCTGACCATTGCGGGGCAGGTCATCACATTCAACGTTGCGACAACCGACGCGACCGTTCCGGCCTTTGCATCCGGCTGGACCTTGGAAGATGTCCAAGCCAAGGGTGAGACTGAATACTGGGTGGATATTTCCGCGACCGAAGGCAGTGACGTTCTCTTGCGCCTTCAAGGCCAAGCCGATTGGGTGGCTTCTGGATCTGACATCGCAGAATCTTCCGCCGTTGTTTCATCGCCAGCCATTGATGTGGATATAACGAGCGGAGCCGTCTCGGTATCGGTTGCAGTCCTTGGCGCTGCGGAACCGACGTTGACGACCAATACCGCAACCAGCGGGTTAACGGGCATTCTGAAAGCCGCAAGCAACACGCTCGACGTTGCCGTTGCCGGAACTGATTACGTCGCCACAAACGATTCCCGCTTGACCGACGCAAGGACGCCGACAAGCCACGTTCATGGTGGCATTTCCAATGCTGGCGCAATCGGGTCTACCTCGGGCCTGCCGATCAAAACCGGAACCAGCGGAGTCCTTGAAGCTGGCGCATTCGGAACTGGGTCCGGTCAATTCGCGCAAGGCAACGATGCGCGGTTCCATGATCGCTCGCACGCGATGACATCGACCAGCGACCACACCGCCGGGAACTGGAAGGTTTTCCACTCCAACGGTAGCGGCCAACTTGTCGAGCTAGCCCTTGGTGCTGATGGGACTTTTCTTAAAAGCAACGGCGCGTCTCTCGCTCCTACCTTCGCAACTCCCGCGGGAGGCGGATCGTCCATCACCGGAACCGGAATCGCATATGTGCGTTCTGGGGGAAACGATACGTCTGGAACTATCGGCGATCCGTCTAAACCCTATGCGACGGCTCAGGCTGCGTGGGACGATGGGGCGGAGTCTTTTGAATTTGGTGAAGGCACTTGGACAATCTTGGCAGAGTTTGCCTTCGGCGAAGGTGGCCCTAGCAGCGTTCATGTTGTCGGCCCCGGCGCAACGCTTAACTTTACATGGCGCGGAGAAAGCCCCGCAGAAGGCAACGGCGTGAACACACCACCGTTCAGCCTTACTTCCGATGGAATTCTAACCATTAACCTGACGATTGAGGGCGGAGACGCTGGAAGTGAATCTTCTTCCTATCCCGGTGGCAGCATTGGCAGCTACAGCCTGAGACATTGCTACATTTCAAGCATCACAATAACTCCCGGAACTGGCGTCAACGGCGGAGACAACGGCGCAATTGCTGAAACCGCCACTGCGGAATTTACGCAGATCTTCACTGGCTCATTGATCGGCACGACAATTACTAGGCGAGTCGTTTGGGAGGGTGACACATTTTACCCTGCGCCTAATATTCCAGACGGTAACAAAGGAGTAATTACCGTAAGCGCGGGTACTTGGCTTTTAAATGACCAAGCAGTCAATTTTGTAAACTTAGTCAACGCCACGGCAAAGGGTAAACTCATCGGCAGAAAAACCGAAGGGGCTGGCGCTTTTGAAGAGTGTGTGATTGGAGATTTTATTCCTGTCGCAGTCACGGCCAGCAACATCACAGACACTACGGGCGCTGTCGCCAACGTAAGCGGGATGTCATTCTCAATTGCCGCTAACGAAAAAGTCTCGGCCACCTTTCGCGGATTTTGGGCAACCAATACTTCCGGTTCCGGTTTCAAATATGCTTTTACCGGACCAGGCTCGCCTACCGACGTTCAGATCGGCGACTTCTCTTTCACTTCGGCCACCGCAGTCAGAACTGAATCGGGAATAACTGCATTTAGCACAACCGCGACTCAAGGCGGCGGAACGTTGATAAATAGCGCGATGCCTATTATGATTCAGATTTACGTTTGCAACGGGTCAACGCCAGGCACGGTCCAGCTCCAAATCGGCGGAGAAGTAAACGGCTCAACCTTCACCCTTTATAAAGGCTTCACGATGCAGGTTCTCAGAATCCCATGATAGCGACCATTCACGACATTCTTTCAATTGCTTGGCCAGATCGAGGCGGATGGCGCGTCTACGGAAACGAGATCAGCGCTGGAGATGGGGGCAGCGTGCCGACGCCGCAAGAGATCGAGGCACAACGCGCATTTGCCGAATCCGTAATAACCGCCAGACAAGCAGACATCGACGCACGGGCGGCAGGGCGCTCTGCCCTCTACGCTGCATGGCAAGCCCTCCCCGCCTACATTCGCGGACCATTCCGCGAAAAGTTTGAGGTCGCCAACACGCTCCTCGACGAGGGCGACGACGAAGCCGCAATCGCGATGATTGAATACGCGGAAGCGCCAGCGTCTTATACCGCAGAACAATTGACGGTCTTCGCCGCAACTAAAACGGCCATGAAATCAGGCATCGAAAATCTCACAGCATGAAACTCTTCTTCGACCTCCGCATTGATCGCCTAGTTGCCGCACCTGGGCAGGATTCTGTCATTACCGGTCTGGCCGGAAAGTCTGGAGACGGCGCGACTCCGGTCCAGCTCATTTTCGGGCGAAGCTCAGACCCGACAAGCACAACCTCGATTGTCGAAGCGCCAACGTGGACGCCGGAAAACCTGCCTGGTGGAACCGTGATCAGGATCGGCATCAAGGAGGAGGGCGAATACAGCGACGGCACGCTTCTGGCCTCAAACTCAACGTGGACGCATGATGCGGGAACCTACACCTACACCGGAACGCTCGACCTTAACACCAACGAGATCGACACTGCGCTGAATCGCGACGATGCCAACGCAGGCAACGACGTCGCTAGCCTCGCCTGTAGTTTCGAGCTGACCTATCAACCCAGCGGATCAGGCGGCTGGCGTAGCTCTGTCGAGCCTGTCGCCTTTACGCTCTACCACGATCTAATCGTTGGCGATGAGGCCACGCCGACAAATGCTGGAGATCCGACGCAATACCTTCTCAAGGCTAGCGGCATCGAATGGCTTCCCACGGTCACAAGTCAAACCGGAGGGACTGCTGCCGATCTTGATGCCATTGCGACGGTGAGCGTGACCGTTGGAAAGGCGGTCATGTTTAAAGATGCGGACACATCAAATCTCATCCGCCTTTACCAACTGATTGCAAGCACCGATGCAGAAAGCGCACCGACGACCATTCGCCCAGACGACTACAACGCATCGACCAACGCAAAGGTCTGGCGCAACTTCCCGCTCGATGTCGCGGTCATCGCTGAACCTGTAAATGGCCTTTCCTCCTCGATTGCCAACGAGGTGGTTTTGTTCAACGGCACGGATGGCAAGCAGCTAAAGCGAGCGACCACGACCGGCATTGCAAAATTGACAAGCGGCGTCCTGTCTGCCGCTACCGCCGGAACCGATTACGCTACCGGAGGCGCCATCGGCAGCTCCGGCTTGACGATGTCCACAGCACGGCTTTTAGGGCGCACCACGGCCTCGACGGGCGCGGTAGAGCAAATCACCGTTGGCACTGGTTTGACGCTCTCAGGCGGCAATCTCAGCGCAACAGTGGGGCTTGAGGCGCTTCCTAGTGGAGTCGTAACACTCTCGACCGATACTAGCCTCGTCGTCGGCTCCCACGACAAGAAATACATCGAATGCGGCAGCGGAGTATCGACGGTAACAATTTCCGCGCAGGCCGATACGACGTGGGTTCAAGATAGCCATTTCTGGATTGTAAACCGCAAGTCCTCCGGTTCCGTTACACTCGCGGAAGGGTCTGGCGTCACGCTGATTTCCCACGGAAGCACGACCGGATCCATTTCTTTGGCGCATACCGAAAACCCAATTCATCTTTGGCGCAGCAACACCAATGAATGGAGGGTCATCTCGTAACCATGAAAGACGCCGCTCTATCGCTCGCCAAGGCGCTCAAGGTTAATCCGATTGTGACCGCTGCTATCGTCCTGCTCGCCGCTGCTTGCGTAACATCGTGGAGAGCGGCTGTTGCCTTTACCAGGTTGAGCCGCGCAGTCGAGCAGTCATGGAGCTACAACATGGAACGCGAGAGCTGGGACAAGTTCGCAAGGCTAAACGCGCAGATTCAGATCCCCGATGTGGAGAAGATTCGCAAGGAGCATATTTCCGCCAGCGAAAAGACAGACGACCTTTTCGAGTTCTTAGGTCAGGCATCAAAGTGAGTTGCGATTGAGATTGAAAGGTCTGTAAAAGACCCGCCAAGCCCTTGCGCCGGACCTCCGCGATCATTAATTCCTAGGTAAGAGGACCCAGCGGATGAGAATCCGTATTGTCTGATATCGAGTCCTTCTTCTGCCCGAATGGCGCTTCCGTTTACCATGCCGTTGCAGCCCCAAACGTAATCTCCAGATTCATTTTTTGTTGGAAAAGGAATTGCTGCCGTCATTGTAAGTGCAAACGTCCAGTTCGTTCCAAATTCTTCAGGAACGTCAAAGCTCCGAAAGTAGGTTAATCCTGCAAATCCCTGCGGTGTGTAACCGGGGCTGAAATTGATGAACTCGCCAGGTTCTATTTCGTCAAAGTCTCGTTGGAATAGCTTAACTTGTGTGTCCCATTTTGAATCAAGATTGTAAGTTTCCAATCCTGTTGGAGCATCGTATTTCCAAGTTCCGCTTTGGCAGACAACTGAATGGGTTACGTCCTCTGGAAAATCTTCGCTAAATTCCGTGTTAAAAGCCGCAGAGTTGAACTCAAACGAAAAAGTAAACTCCTTCGCAC